GTTTGGTTATTTGTTCGGATACCGAATAACAAATATTATCACACCCCCTAAACCCACTCAGTCAGGCCGCTTTCGCGGCCCGACCCGGTTGTGGCATTAGAGGGTGATCCTGCATTTGCGGGGTCAGCACCCCTGGAGCGTCGCTGCGCTCCAGCGGACAGCGCGTCAATCGCGGACTGTCCGGCGAACATCTTTCTCAGAATTTCAAACTGATCCTGGGTAAAGATAGGTTCGTCTTTAGGCGGTTTAGTGGAGTACACTTTAAGCGCCTTTTTCTCCTTACGTTCAGCGCCTACAATAAGGTCGGGAACGGGGAAAGCCCAGAAGTCACCAAAGGTGTCATTAATGAGCCCTCCCCCAGAAGGAGTCAGATATGGGCTTGGTCCAGTGACCTGCACGATAAAGGACATTTGCATCTTCGTTGGATTAGAAGACGTCCCTGTTTCCGTGTCAGTACGATCAAGTTGATCGTTGCCAGTTGAACCAGCGAACATTGTCGAGACAAACTCCATGTCATTCATGGTTATCGTCTCGTATATGTCCGTTGTGCCAGTTGGCCCGCACCACCAAAAGTAGCAAAACCACTTATTTGGGGCAGCGCGGGGGAAATAGATCGTATTTCCTGCTTGCATGACAAAACCTGGATTAGAACCAGGTTGAACCATAAAGCCCGCAAAAGGGGCGGCAGATGTGCAGGAAGCGAGTTGGGCATGTATGCCCGGGACACCAATGGTGTCAGGGAGACGTGGTTTGTAGAATAGAATCTCATATGTTAGCCACATCTCTGCTATTTTTGTGTTCTCCGCAGGTTGACCCACCGTCGCAACAAATAGGGCCCCGAGATCGAAGCCTCTAGCGTCAGTTCCTAGATAATTGTTGTTCGTTGCGGTTAAAAGGTGAGTTTGCCCATCGTAAGCTCGAGAGCACTCAACAGGCATCATTAAAGAATGAGAAACCTTCGCCACATCGGCGTACTCAAGCTCGAGCATTTCGATCTTAGAGTTGGGTGTTTCGGCAAGAGGATTATACTCTGCAGCCATGGCCATAACACCCATAGCAAGGTTTGTAGAGACCTCAGAAGCCTCGGTGACAAGTTCGACAAGCATGCCGTTTATCTCATACTCCTGAAAAGCAGTAGAGACGGCTGAAAGCCAGGGGAACAAAGTTCCATTACCTGGGTTCATCTGCCAGCGTTGTATGTTGAATCCAGTGGATTCGGTGCCTTCGACGAAGGTGCCGGACGAAATATCGCCGACATATTCACGGTGGTTGACAACAGTTGCCTCTCCTCGTTTAGCATTAACTACGCGAGGTGGTCCATTTGGAGCGGAGACAATGGTACGGGAGTTTAAAAGAGAATTTCGCTTAACGTTATAGGCTCCCATTCCTGTGACGGAGTCAACAAAAGACCCAGCTTTACCACCGAGCCAAGCGCCAGCACTCTTACCCATGTCGGAGAAATATCCTCCTCTTCCCCTGACAACAGGGGAGTTGACAATGGTACAACCAGTGTTTGAACGCTTACCTCGTCCGTTAGCATTGCGGTTGCGATTCCGCTTTCGCTTTTTGCCTTGCGGCTGTTGCCCAGTAGCTTTCGCTTGGCCACCACCCCCGGGCTTTCGGGTGGGGCCAGATTTGGAGGCGGCACCTCCATTCTTTCCATTGTTTTTACCACTCATTTTGATGATCAGAACAATTTATTCCTCCAACCAAACCTATTGTCGATTGATCAAAAAGAGAAGTGTCGAAATAGCACTCCCACCCCAAATAAAATGAAATACAGTGTTCATAGGAGGGAATGCCGGCATCTATATATGCGAGAATGGTTGGGTCAGTAGAGTCTTCCAAATAAAAATAGTACATCTTGAGCGCTGCACACATTTCCGAATGCACTTGTCTCCCGTTTCCAGCTGACATAATGGTCAAAGACCACGCCTTAGAAAGGCAAGCTGAATCAGTGAGAGATTCGATACAATAACAGAAAGCGGCTAACAAGCGCTCAATATTATACTGTGGAATATAGTAATCCTCATACTTAACAATCTTAAAACCTAAAAATTCACATCCGACAAGATCCCTTGTAACAATGAATGGATC